ACGACACCGAGACAAATGAAAATGCTTCTAACTCGTTTGGGCGAACGTAGTAAGATGGTCATTGTGGGTGATGTCGAACAACAAGATAATCATGGACTATCTGGTTTATCGGATTTTTTGAATCGTTATGAATTAAAACAAGGAATAACCAACGAGGAAATTGCTTGTATCCAGTTAGGAGAAGACGACGTGTGTCGCAGTTCATTGGTTAAATATTTATTGAAGACTCTTTATTCATAATCTTTTAATCTTTTAATAATTTCCATTGTCTCTGTTTCTTCTACGCCTGGAGCGACTGCGACTTCGCCCTCTGGAGCGACTGCGTCTTCGATGAGGATCATCGTTACGTCCTCTCATCTGCGCTTGCATTTGCTGGGGCATCCATTGAGGCATTTGTTGTGCCATCTGCTGTTGTTGCATCCATGGGGTCGCTTGATCCCACTGCGCCGCTTGTTGTGCGGCAAATTGCGCCTGTTGCGCCTGTTGTGCCATGAGTTGGTCATATCCGGCAGCGCGTTCATACACGGGTTGTCCATACACGGGTTGTCCATATCCTTGCTGAAGAAACGCTTGTCCTGGAGGAGGCATAAACTGCTGATAACCTAATTGTTGCGTCATATTCGGACTCTGTCCGACCGCAAGTCCAGCAACTTGTGCTGGATTCACCAGACTCAACATGCGACCTGCTAAGGCAGGAAGACTGGGTCTTGACATGGACCGTAATGGCGGAATCAACGGACGCCCTGTAAAGGATTGGAGCGCAGTGGTGAGCACATAATCTATATTGAATGCCAATTCATACACCACAGCATCTATCGCTAAAGGCACAGTAACCACCACCCCTACCCCGGCAGTAAGAACGCCCAATGCTCGCATGTTTAACTTCATCACTTCGTTCAGCGCGGTAAGCAATGGCACCATGAGTTCGCGCCATCGTGTGCACAAAGGGTGACGCGCTACATCAAAAATACCCATCGTTCCCATGCAATTGCCACTCGTAATCTGCTCAATCCCCATCATTAAAAAATCATGATGCTGTTGTTCAGCGAACCCTGCCAACAATACAATACCCAACCATAGTCCAGCATAAATCACACCAGTCATTGATCGTGGAAGTAAAAAGGTCGCTCCAATCCGAAGCATCCCTCTCGCGATGCCTGGTCCCTGTGGACCCCGAGGCATTTGAACCGGAGGTCCCATTCCCATAGGCACTCCCGCCGGTTGACCAATAGGGGGTCTAAAATACACGGGAACACCTGGGGGAGGTCCAGGAGGCAAGGGTGGTTGCCATGCACCGCCTGCGGATCTTTTTCTTTTACGCGTTCCCTTTGAATGTGCAGAATGTGCAGAATGATTCCCTTTAGATAGATACTTCATGAAATGACCGATTTCTTGTTTTACTTCATTTAGTTCAGTCGGATTCATGGAAACTAAATAACTGTCCGCTTCTTCGATAAATTCCATAAGGGTCTTCTTTCCGTTTGTTCTAAAGATCTCGGTTAAATTACTTAACGCATTTTTTGACAGTTGCGGATCCCGTTTACACGCCATATATATTGACACATTATTTTTTTATAAAGATATAAAGTGATTTTTTTTATTCCTATAGTATGAAAGTCATCAGTTATTCTTATCATCCAGAGAAGTCCTTGGAAGATCAGGTCGCTTATTGCGCGCGAGTATCAAACCCCACCAGTCAAGAGAACGATTTAAACAATGAGAAACTCATTGCCTACTTGATGAAGCATGGACACTGGTCGCCTTTTGAGATGGTCAGTGTATGTCTCGAGATAGAAACGTCGCGGGATATTGCAAGACAAATCCTACGACATCGTTCCTTTTCTTTTCAGGAGTTCTCTCAACGCTATTCTACACCCAGTTTAGATTTTAAAAAACGGGAAGTTCGCTTACAAGACCATAAGAATCGACAGAGTAGTGTAGAGACACAAAACGAGTCCTTGAAACGTAAATGGGACGAAAAACAGGACGAGGTTGCGTACGCTGCACATCAAGCGTATTCGTGGGCGATTCAGAACGGGGTTGCGAAAGAACAAGCGCGAGTTGTTTTGCCCGAAGGCATGACCCAAACCCGTATGTATATGAATGGAACCCTACGGTCTTGGATACATTATATTCAGGCGCGTTCCGGTGAAGATACACAGAAAGAGCATCGTGAAGTGGCGATTGCGTGTGCCCATGCGATACATCCCTTGTTTCCCATGATCCTTTCTTTTGTTAAAGTATAATGATCTTTTCTGTTTTGATCAATATACTGATTGTGTTTTTTATGTTGTCTCTTTTTGTAGGATTGTATATGTTTTTCTGTCGAGATTACAGACACTTTAAAGGGATTGGTCGTTTAGAAGATCTTTATTGGGGAGATGCCTTTTTAAACAGATTTTATTTTGTCTTGACCACCTTTACGACGATTGGTTACGGAGACATTACTCCGAAATCCAAACGCGCCAGAATCTTAACCATTTCCATCCTTTTGTTCATCATGGTGATTATTTTGAAAGCGTTTGATGGATTTATTAAAACCTATTACGGGGTGTATGATACGGTGAAAGATGATATTAAAAGTGAAACCAAAAAATTAGAACATAGAAATGGGGGCGATTGATTTTTAGGGTATTATAATATTCAAATACTTATATGAAAACACAAAAAGCAATGCATCGAAAATCAAGACGAATGATTCCAGGTAAATGTTGTGAAACCACTTACAAAGGACTTCAACAATGGTATAAAAGTGTATTTGAAAAATTGGGATGGATGATCTTGGCAAAGGACCGAGGTATGACCGATAAAATAACCGCGTATGTCAATTCCCTTTATCGTATTCACACGGCGATTCAACAAAAGATCCAAACCACTTCCGATAAAGATCGACTGCAAGATCTATCCCTCATGGAGAAAAACATAAAAGTCTTGTTGTCTCATGCTCAGAAAGATTTCAAACAATAAATCAGAAAGATTTGAATAATAAAATTGACGAGACTTGAATCGAGAAACTCTCTGTAAAAGATGAACTGGTTGAATGAGAACTTTCCTAAACTTACGACAGCGGATGTGGATTTTACCTTGTTGCGTTACGAGTTTCCACCGGAAGTGTGTGATTTCATCAAAACCACGTGGACCAAAGTCAGCGAGAATAATGGAGGGACCTATCAAAAACCAACAGAACAGTTGAATCAAACCGCGATGTATATTGCAAAAACCAAAGGATGGGATCAAGCAGCAACGCACATGATGGAAGCGTCCGGCATGGATTATGCACGCATGCGAATGGATTATGGATAGAATCAATATAAATAATGAATCATATATACGTTAATGAAATCCATTTTACTTCTTGCCTCGCTGGTATCGGTTCAAAGTTTTTTGTTTTCCAAAGGTCGAACCTTGTCCTTGACTCCATTGAATTACAATGGAAATGACAAAAATAAAAATCATTTGCGAGGCATTGATTACAAGTTGGACCGTTACAAGAAACAGATGAAAGAACTGTTGGAAGAAAAACGTGAACTCATCAAAAACATGACAGACGTTCAAATCACCATTTCATTTGAAGATTATTATCTACAATGCATTAAAGAGGCGATCTCCAATTTTGAAGAAGATTTAGACGATAATGAATGGGACGAGGACATACCAGAACCTTCTACTTCAAGTGAGACAAAAAGTGAAAACTTTGAAGTGCTACGTAATACAGGATTCTCTTTTAAAAGTGTAGGAGGATATGATATGATCAAACAAGAACTCATGCAATGTTCCGACATGTTAGTGAATCACGAGAAATATGCAAAATACAATGTGCGAACCCCCAGAGGATTGATCCTCGAAGGTCCACCTGGCAATGGAAAAACGCTGTTGGCGAAGTGTTTCAGTGGCGAAATCAATGTAGGATTTATTCCCGTATCGGGTGCACAATTTCAAGAAAAGTATGTGGGAGTAGGTGCATCTAGAGTGCGAGAGTTGTTTGAATTGGCATCCAAGAATGTTCCATGTATTATTTTTATTGATGAAATCGACGCGTTATGTCGTCAGAGATCAGACGAAGGAAATACTCGACCTGAGCAAGATTCTACCCTAAATGAACTATTGGTCCAGATGGATGGGTTCAAGACTCAGCGAGGGATTTTTATCATGGGTGCGACCAATCGTGTAGATCTCTTGGATCAAGCGCTCACTCGTCCTGGAAGGATTGACAAAAAGATTTTTGTGGGCAATCCTGACGAAAAAACGAGAAAGGCAATCCTTCGCATTCACATGAAAGGAAAACCCATGGAGAAGATTTCCATAGAAGATCTTCTGCAACTGACACAGGGGTTCTCCGGTGCACAAGTAGAAAATTTACTCAATGAAGCAATGCTGTATGCGCTGCGTGAACAGCGAACCACGATGACCCGAAATGATTTGGAAATCATGTCGACGCGAATCCTGGTAGGGTTTCAATCGGTCGAAAATACGATCAGCGATCAGCATTTGTATCAAGTGGCGATCCATGAAATGGGACACGCCTTTACCGCCATGTTGACTGGATCTAGAAAAGTGATTAAAGTGTGCATCCATCTATGGTCTCCCAAGAGTTTGGGGTTTACCCAGTTTGAGGTAAATGAACAAGCGCTATTGAACAAAGAAAACCTGATGTATGAATTGATGGTGCTGTTGGGTGGACGAGTAGCGGAAGAATTGTTGTTTGGTGCAAAAGTATCCAATGGAGCAAGTCAAGACATTGTCCAAACGAAAAAGTTGGCAGAACAAATGGTGACCCACTGGGGCATGGGGGATCGAATCATTTATCCATCCGGTTCTGAATTCTACCGTAAAATTCTGGAACAAGAAATCGATGAATTGATCCAGACCGCTTATCTACAAACCAAGACATTGTTGGCGGGAAAAATACCACAACTGACGTTCATGGCAACCAAACTAGTCGAATCGAGAGAAATCAAAGGAGAGGAGTTGATTCTTTAAGGTTTTCGGTTTAATGATAGAGAACGGGGCAAACGATGTGACCTTGAGGTTGGTTTTGAATGACGAACTTTTCGACTAAATGGATTCCATATCCAAGACCAAGTATTTGAACGATGGGCGTTCTTATCCTCCGTAACAGGGTTTTTTTTACTCTTTGGTTTTTGTTTTGGTTTTTGTTTTGATTTCTTTGATTTGTTTGGACTCTTTGGACTATTTTTTTGACTCTTTTTTACACCTTTGCACATTTAAAACGCCGATTTTAAGGCAGGTAATTTTTTAGTTTCCGTGTTCTATTTGATGGTTTCTTTACATATTTTTCTGTTCTATTATATGCTCCCTTAAATATATTTTC